TATTTCTGATTTGACATGTAACGGGCAGTTGATCGTCTTTGGTTGAGAAAAATAATTCTACACTTGTAATAAACGCGCCGCCATCTTTATCTATCATTATACTCTGAGCAAGTGGATCGATCCAACCACTTTCGCTGACACGTACACTGGTAGCGGTATTGCTGAAAGGTTCTTTTTCAAACATACCTTCTTTAGAAAATTCCGGCACTCTTGTTAGTAAAACTTGATCTTGAACAGTTTCAAAAACACCAGAAGCAGTATAAGTTGCTTGTGCTTCAGTATCAGATTCTTGTAAATTATTTACCTGATCTGTAAGTCTGAATATTCTTTCGCCTGTGCGGAATTTGAGTTGTTCGGTATTAGGAATAGAAAACAATCCTCTAAGTTTACCAACAGAATTGGTAATCATATTAGGGCCGCCAGATGTTGTGTTTGATGTACTAAATGTCCCGATATTTTTTTCACCAAATCCTATTTCGCTATCGGGATCATTCCATCTGACAACTAATTGTTCATTCTCTTCGAACCCGCTTGTATAAATTGTTTTCGGACTATTATGAACAAATAAATTTCCAGTATAACCATGAGTATTCATTTCAATTTCTAAGGAAGTTGTGTTTATAAAATTTAAATCATATATTAATACAAAAAATCCACTGTTCAACCCAAATATAACAGATGTGCCAATATTATCAGTTATATTTTTACGCAATCCGCCTGCAAAACTAGATGTTAATGTTGGGGTATTTGTTGTTCTCATTCTAGTGGTTGTATTGCAATATGAAGAAACATCCACACCATCAAAATATGAGTATATTTTGGTATTTGGTTTTAACCTATCGGCACTAAAAAACACATCTCTTGATCGAATATAGGGAATAACTTCAGTACTTAATACTCTCGACCCCAAATTTTGGGTTCTATCCCTCGGCCTTACAAGAGTTTGCATTCCCGATCTCTGTCTTTCACCAGCAGTAGTAGTGGTTGTTGTTGTCGTAGTTGTTATGTTGATGCCAGCAGTGACTCGCCCTGGCGGCCTTGGGCGCGTCCGTATTGAAGTCGTGAAGCTGGACGATGAAGATGAGGAAGACCAGTTCGTTTGCCAAGAATCCCATTCCGTACCCATTACGCCATCTTCTGGTAAAATGCCACCTAAAACTAAATTGTCAAAATCTCCTCTATTATCTGTCACAATATCTGGTAATTGATTTGTTTCTCTCCAATCATCTGTAGAAGGAAAGAGAATTACACTGCCGCGGAATGAAAAAATTGCAAAAGGATTTACATTAATAGTTTTAGAAGATTTTTCTTGTCGAATCAAATATTCGCTTGTATATGGTAACATAATCTTTTGATCTTTTATAGTATATCCTGTTGAGAAAATAGGATTTACTTCCATATTAACATTTTTTTCACTAAAAAATGGCCTCAATTCTGATTTTTTAGGGTCTATAGAAACTCTGTAGTCTGGATCGTGGACTGCGCCCATTTTATGATCTCTAAATTGATCAACAATAAATCCATTTTTGAACCTATTATTACCATTTTCATCAGTCACTTCAAGATCGAGTGTGTCTTTTTCCAGAAGATTCAAACTAGTGTAATATTCTAAATTAGTAATTCTTTTATCTAATGCGCCGATATCTCTCATCGTGTATCTTTTATTATCTAACATTGTAGCTCGAACATTGGGCGGGCCCTGAGTATATGGATCTGTCTCTAAAAGATATAAAACCATTCCATCATCTGGATCATCTGGTAATTGTGGAATATCTGATGGTGCGCCATATTTCAATCGAACCATGCCATCAATATCCATATACAATTTATCTTTTCTTCCAAGATATGCGCGTAAGTCAGCACTTATAGCAGTATCGTTTATAGGATACTCTGAAATATTAGTTACAACACCACGACCCAATGGGAGTCCGGTACGTTGTTGATATGTTGCAACCGGCCTAAAATCTAAAACATCTCCCAATCTAGTACCAGCAAAATATGGAATATCATCATAATTGGGATAAGAATCCACAGAAGCATAATCGCCGGTTCCAGAGTGTTCCCAATAATCATATATTATGATAGGTCGACCAGAACAAGATAAACTTCCGTTTTTTATAGTTATTTTTCCCAGTTGTATTATAGAGTTTTTCTGACCATCAAATAAATCAAATCTATCAGTGAGGTCATTAATTTTATTAGGAACTTCTGCGGGCGAATTAATAGCAGTCACTCCATTTATCCACAACGATTCTATTTCGTCTTTAAATGGATTTATAATATCATTCACAGTTAGTTGCGAAGTAACGCCGGCGAGTGTGCCGGAAGCGGGAGTCAAATTTATATTAAATGGACTGCTGCCGGTTTGTTCATAAAAATCATATGCCTTTTGTGCAAACTCAAAATCTTCTACTGTCATTTCATGTATATTTTTTTTCGTAGCTCCAACTATCTCTGTTCTATATGCATGATTCGAAACACTACATGTATCATATACTTTAACAATTTTAGAAATATCGGCCTTTTTTAACTGAAATTCTTTTGTTGTTACTTCAACTATTCCATTAGCAGAAGATCCAACATTGAATGTTGGTTGCAAATTATTATTTGAAGTCTTCCTCAAAAACGGTACGTCTAATAAATAATTTGCAGCGTCGACTCTAGAAGTAGTTGATACATCAGAATTATCATAACTGATTTCAGATAAATCCGCACCCACAATAGTTTGAAGAGTGAACGGCATTTCTATTTCGTTATTTATTAAATTTTTTTGTTTTTCTTTGATTTCTCTTTTTTGCACAGGCGCAAGAACTGTTACATTAGTTGGAAGGCCTGCATCCACAGTTAGAGTTACCACATCTCTTGTTGCAGTATGTTGTACTTGTAATACATTGCCAGTAATACCCTCACTCGAATCATTAGAGTATACCATATAAAGATTATCATCAGCAGAAATAAATGATTCATTGCCTGTTATATTTAATGTCACTGTAGTTAGACCACCAGATAGTACAGTTGTTGCCGAAAACTTTCTCATAACACCATATTGAGTATCTACTGAAGCATTGCCACTAATAGGATCGATATTTCTAATTGTTTGTAAATAATCATGACCTAAATTTATCAAACTTCCCGATTCTTGGTTAGAATTTTGTAGAATTTTTTTACTAAACACTCTTGCACTATTTAAAGTCCGTAATGCGCCCCCATTATCCAGAGGAAAATCGCCTGTGCCTGAAGCACTATAAATTGCCTCATTTATTACCTCATTAAAGACAAATGAATCTTTTTCTAATCCATCTGCTCCAGCAGTAATTGTATTGCCGGCATTTAACGGTTTAACCAAAATACCATTAGTAATTTTTGATGTTGTATAATTGATAGCACGAATTCCTGTTTGATATTTATCAAAAATTAAAGATTTTTGTTGAAATGTGCCTGCAAGATCATTCAATTCTATTTTCATAAGAATATTTGCTGCGAAATCAAAATTCTGTCCAAATACATCTTCAGAAACAATAGATCTCGCAGAAGAAATATCATATTTTGTATTTGTTCTTGGATTTTTTTCGTATGTTATGTCGTATAGAAAGACTTTCCAAATTGCACTTGGAACAGCTGTTTGTGGTGGATTAAAATTTGAAACAAGATTATTATTACTTTTTGTTCCATCAAAAAATTCCACAGCTTTAACTTTTGCGGTTGCAATAACATCAATACCATAAATATTTTGTGTGCCGGTGGTTGGAAACCCATCTGCTAAGGTATGATCGAAGGTGATCGCAATTGGGTTGCCGTGTGGATCTATATTTGCAGCTACAAACTGTTCATTTGGTTGGCCGCCCACATGTTGATTTACTATTCTTACGTTAGAATCAATATCAGGCAACCCCTTTGCATCTGATACATATATAAAAGTTCCCAGATCTACAGGAATATATTCATTATTTTCCTGATAAGTTGTTCTAGAACGATCATAAATAACGTATTTTCCCTCTTTGGTAGCGGGTTTTCTTTCCACTTCGTAACCACGAACATATGCCTTTCCAGATTCTAGTCCTATTGCAAGTTTATCACGAGCTGCGTCTATTAAATTTGAATGTGTCAGGCCAGGATAATATTTCGTTCCTGTATCGTCTAAGGATTGTTCTGGATAAGCTTCTCTATCAACTACTGTTACTAGGTGAGCCTGTCCTTCGCCGTTTATCACCATGCCGTTATCATCTGGAAATCTAGTCAGAGCATAATTTTTTGCTGCAACTTCAGTATTAAACGCCAAATCTGCCATAGAAAATACGCCATTATTGTTATTTTCATCAAACCAATGTCTAATATCTAATCCAAATGGCAGAACAGTATAATTTCCAGATTCGTCATGCGTCCTTCTGGCTAAAGTTTCCATTATTGTATCATATTCAGCCGACTCAATTAAATGAGTAACAACGCCCTCATCAACTACAAGCAGTTCTATAAAGTTCTGAGTATTGATAACATCAACATCTCTTTTTACTAATTCTAAAGATACTCTCAGTCTATCAGCGCCCGGCGAATTCTGATTTATAGTACCCAAGGCATTATCCAACAATGACGTATCATCATTCGATGATATTACACTTTCTTGAATTTCTAATCCAACTCTAAAGGAAGGATCCGATTCATATTTGTTTAAAATAATTTTTTGGCTATCAACTCTTACCATTTTTCCCTGAACATAATAAACGCCTTCTTCAATATACGCAATACTACCAAATCCTATAGGATTTGCAACCGAAGAATTAATCTTAACTACAGCTTGTAAATTTTCTTCGCCTGTAGTAACAAATAAAGTTTCTCCTTCTACGAATGTAGTTGTTTGTCCAGAAGAAATTGTTACCGTTTCACCATTCACAGTAAATTGTGTGGTGCCAGGCGATGTGTTTTGAATGGATGTTGAACTTCCATCATTATTTACGTCTACGGTGGCACTAGATTCAGCCGCACCTTCGAGATATTTCAAATACAAAGTATTTGGTTCGTCATTTGTGTCATCTATAACACTGTCGTTATTTAAATCTATTGCATCTGCATAATGGACAACTAACGCCCTCACACCAGTTTTATTGCCCCGTAAAACTTTTCCTACAAAACTTGCGCCGGAAAGCAAATCGCCGGAGAGATCGACTTTAACATAATTTGCTTTTATATCCAATGCAATCTGGCCAGGAATTACCATAGAGCCTTCTTTGAAAAAATGATCGGATAAATCTGTTACCTGTTGTTGCAACAAACTTTGTAATTGTGTCAATTCTCTCGCCTGAACAGAATTGCCTGGCTTAAATAATATTTTTAAATAACCTTTATTTACGTCATAATCGTCAAAATAAGGCGCGACATTAAGATTTAGAGTCATATTTTTCTTCTCTCATTTGGGCAGTATTAAAATTCGAAGACTACTTTGATATCTTCAATTTGGTCTATGGCGCGTGATACAGGTTGTCTATTTTCTGTATATAGAATCTTACCAGAACCCGATTCGACATCGAATGTAGTCTGAGTTCCTGATACCCCAGAAACCGATTTATTATATTGCAAATTTTTAGGTCCGCGCATCGATTCTTCTGTCGCAGGAATTGTGCCGCCATATTCTAGTGGGTCTGCGACAATTGATATTTGTCTGAATACTGAATCAGATCCACTAGTGGGGAACATTGGTTCTGTTACAAGAGCAGGAGTTGAAGAAGTATCATACCTAGTAGATTGTTCGTCATATTCTAACTTCATTGCAATCATCATATAATATCCACCCAGTTCTTCAATTGCATTAAAACCGTGGCCATTTTCTGGAGAAATTATTGGTTTGACTTTACATGAATTTACATTAATAACACCACCGGTCGAATGAATAACATTTCCAGTTGTTACTATTGCTGAGTCTATATGGGTATATCCAGATCCCTTGTTTGTGATAACAATTTTAGAAATTTTACCATTTGTAACCTGTCCATATGCTGCAAATCCAGAACCGCCTGTGGATGTAACTGTCAAGGCTGGAGCGATAATATAGGTAACACCAGCTCCAGTAATTGTGAATGTTCCATCTGTTGTAACTGAGGCAATACCACTACTATTTACTTCCCAAGCGGTAATTTCTCTTTGTTCTATAGTCGTACTGTCATATGCGATTAGATGATATCCTGTGTAGTCTGGACCGGCCTGTGTATATCCCGACAACGTATGCGCGTTTGTTCCTATTGTATCCGTCCCATTTACTAACGGATGATAACCAACTCCGCCACTGACAACACCATTAGTTTCATTTTTAAGAATTTTAACATGTTCTATTTCGCCGGGCACAGCAGCAGCGGCCTGTTGAATATCCCATTGAACATCGGCCGATGTTAGATTTGCTACATCATTATTTGGATCGGTGGATATTCTGTCTACAGGAATATAATCTTTGGTTAAAAATTTCAAAGAATCTGCAAGAGAAATAGAATACATATACTTCCAAATATATCCATCGGTTTGTTCTACCAATGCAGAAGTTGTATGTGTCGGTTTTTCTGTCGAAGTAACAGTAACGATAGTTTCACTATCATTAGTATATGTTGCGTTATTGATGCACTTGTAAACATTATATTGGTTGACGCCTTCTGCGATTACATACGAATTGGGAATAATCTCTTCAGCAACATCGTGTTCGTACATTGTGTAGATAGAACCCGATTTCCAATTGACTCTTGGAATTGCAAGGGTCATATCATTAACTCCAACTTTTTTCATGGAAATGTGTTCCGCCTTTACGGCGTATCCATAACCAATCGAATCTTCTGGTGTTGGTGGATTGGCATCATTTACCCAAGGTGTATTTTTACCAATACCCATGTAAAGATTATTATATACAGATAATCCTTGGTGCGACCAACGGCAATCATTGTCTACAATTTCGCCTGACGCGGCAACAGGGCCTGAACCCGATCCAGCGGAAGTTCCGGCGGTTATACAAACGAATAAATTTCCGTTGTTTACGACACTATCTCCTAGCGCATATGAAGTTCCTGTTTTCCAAATTGGTGCTGATCTGTTAATAGATTGCAAAAATTCCTGAGCATTAAATATTCTCAGTTTATTTGTGATAATAGCTGCCATTGTTTTACCTTTTGCGTATGTAATTTTATATATTTATAATCTTTTTTTAGTCGATCTGCACAGTTTCTAAAATTTGCGTCAAATCTTCCAGAGTAGTTGGTATATTTGTTGTTGTGTATTTTACTAATGTAGATTCTGATGCAAAATTTGTTTTGTCGTTTATAGTGCCGGGCGATATAAATTTTTCAAATGTGTTGTCATCCAATAGTTCATTATTATAATCTTTTCCCGACTGCATTTTTTCATTAAATTTTGCTCTCTCAATTGATAAGTTTGTCGGGCCCATTCTATTTCTCAATCCATCCGATGTAGTTTCTTCGCTGATTACTAAGTAAATAGGTCGAATTTTAATCTCTGCATCTAAAACCGCCCGATATTTTTTATCTGATTTTGTAAGAATATCAGAAATTATCGTATCTCTCCATTCATGGTCTGTTCCATCTGTATTTGCAGTCCAAGTCGAGTTTCCGGTTTCTACTGGCAAATTAAACCAAGTGTTATTTTTAGCCCGTGTTGCAACATAGGACAACGTAGTTTCAATTTTATTTGATGGTCTCATATTAACATACGGCGAATCTTGCAACTCTTCTTGTGGACTAAATAGGGTAGACAAATTTTGCCAAGGATATATTGTTCTAAAATAAAACTTAAATCTTTCTAAAGATTTGTAAGTAGTGTGTAGTGTGGGCACGTCTCCATAAATATTATTGTTAAATCTTCCAGAAATATTTATAATCATTTTTTCATCGCGAGGGTTGGCTCCGTTGTCGATAGAACCTATCCAATGATTGGCACTTCTATCGACATTACCCCGAAATACGCCATCCCATCTAAATTCGACTTGATTGCCTGGCGTACCTGTATGTACCGGCATTTCGCGATACCCAGCGATAAATGACACATCAAACACAACTATCTCATCATTTGAATTGTCTAAATGTTCACTTGACAATATTTTATATTTCCCCCAAGGCCTTGTTTTTATCCATTCATCGTTGTGTATATCTTCATCTGATATATCATATATTGTTACTGTATTATGAATAGTGCCATTTTTATAAAAATGAGAATAATTTTTACCATAAGAATCTTTGTAATTTAGAGAAATTTGTTTGACTTGATGCCATCCAGTGACATCCGCACCACTATCGTCTAATAGTGCATATCTACCCGAACCATTGTCTACAGTCGCAGCTCCAATAGTGTCATCTGAAATTTCCCCTGTGCCAACACCGTCATAAATTGTTACACCATCTGTTTCGACATTGGAGTTGGTAGTTCTTTGTCTATTATCATATATAAATTTGTGACCCTGAGAATTCAAATAATTCGTATCTTGTCTATTTTCGGTAGGATACCAATAAGTATCAATAGGACTATATGCCCATTTCCCAAGGCCGTCCATATTTTTGACTTTCATATTAACATTTTTAATAATTTCATATAATAATTCTGTCCACGCAATCCCTGCACCTTTTCTGATATTAGCCTTACTAGTGCTGGTGTACTCCCCGAACATCATGAGTCCTGATGGATGGATTACCTTTTTAACTATT